CTTGATGAATTATGTTTGATGAAATGGTAGCAGCAGTTCCTAAGTTTCTTCTTAAAATTCCGATCCGTAATGCTACCGTTGCATAATCGTTGTTATGAATTTTAATAGTCGAACCATTTAACGACTTTTTAAAGTCGGTAATAGTAGAGACTAATTTATCAGCTGACATAAGTAATATCCTCCTATGATTAGTGTTGTGTAATTGATGAGCGATGAAGGCATTATTGATTTCTCCATATAGCCTTAGCTCTAGCCAGGTGTTTTTGACCGATATTCCAATAGAAATTGTGATCAAAATTAGGTTCTACGTCTTTAGCAATTTCAGATAAAATTAAGTCAGGCTCGTCTAGATCTATGTATCTAGATAATAATCTCTCTTTTTTGAGACAGTTATTAATGAGTTGTTCGTAATAATTTTTAAGATTTTCTTCTTCTAAATCTGCACAATTTTTTTCAGTAAATACTGCATGATCATCTGCAGAAAGATAAATCAGATAAGGATGGATCCGATTTAATTTTCTTAAGGCAAAACAATAAAAAGCCAACTGTTGTAGATGAAGTGCATTTGGAGTGGATGGCACAACGGCAGAAGCAAAAGACCTTGTACCATCCTTCTTTACTCTACCTGGTCGTTGCCAAACAGTTTTAAGTTCACAGACCGAAAGAAACGGAGCTGCGCCAGAGATATGGTTATGCGCAGACGCTGCAGCAGATCGCTCTGGTGCATTAAAATCTGTGAAATGTAAATCTGCTCTACCAACAATAGGAAGAGAAAGTCTGTCATCAACTTGGTTAATGCTATCTTCAGCAACTACTTCTGCTGACTTGTCTGCACCAAGTTTGTCAAAGGCTAAAAAGCCTTGTTGAATAGTTTGAGGTATAGTTTCCTGGTAGTGTTCTTTTTTCGCTCTATCTTTTTCATCTACAGGAATGTACTCCATGAATTTATCTAAAGCTTTTGAGATAGCTTCATCTTTTGAAATTTTTTTATTTTCTTTAGGAGCTAATTTTTTTATGTTTGGATTGTAGGACCAGATCTTATTTGCATAGTGCCATTGGATTGCATCATTAACTGCAACTCCAGCGGACATGTTGGAATTTCCATCGAACTCTCTTCTCTGTTCTTGAGTACAAAATAAATATCTAAAAGCATAAACACCTAAAGGCATTGAGCTTGAAGTGGGGGAGTGATGATTAATTTTTAAAAGTTCGTTTAATTTTTTAAATCCGTCTTGTTGTAAAGTTTCTAACGGATCTATTATTTTTGTTTGTTTTAAAATCATGGAGCTGTGATACTCCGATGAAATATTTTATTCGAACCGCTGATTGTAGAGTTTGCTACTTTTGCTTGTTTGAATTATTTTGAAATTTTAGTATGTTTTGTTTTCTTTTGTCGTTTTTGTCGTTTTGTAACTCTGGAACATCGAATTTTACGGTATCTTTTTCAATCCAGGTTTCAATCCATTCTCTTTTGTATAAATAAATATTTGTGTCTTTTGGATTAATCCATAAAGGACCAACAAGAACTCCTCGATCTTCGCTGCATTCTCTCATATATGCTAAAGCTCTAGTTTTTATGCCATATTCTAAATATACTTGAGCTGGTTTTAAGAGATCAGATTTAGCCATTAAAATCTTCATCTTTGTTTGTTGGAGTTTCAGCTTGTTCGATAATTCTCTCAAATTTTTTATCTAATTCTTTAATTTCTTCAGGAGTAAAATCAGCTTTAATTATATTTTTATCTTTTATTGGAAATATTTTTTTTTCAAATTTTGCTTCTCCATAAGCAGCTCTACCTATTGTATCTTGAATATTACCGCTAACATTAATTAAATTTTTTATTCTTTGTTGAATAGACAATGTTGTCATATCATCAGTATCAATAGTTTTTAAATAATCTTTTAATTTTAATTTTAAGTAAGACATTTTTTGAATTTCTTTAAAATTTTTATAATTTAAATTTTCCTCAATTCTGCTGTCTGTATAAATATCTTTGTAATGTTTTTGTACTTCAACTCTTTGATTAGAATAAACTTTTAGTGGATCTATAAATGAAACAACTGGTGCTACAAATAAAGGATCTAAACCTTGAACAATAATTCTATCTGCTTCTACTGCTCCTACAAAATCATCAAAAGTATTAAAATCTTCGTCAGGAATTATACCGTCAGCTTGTATAGCTTCAGGATCTATTATGTGTAAATCAACACTCTTGCCATCATAATTTTTTTTATAAACACCAATATAATATCTTGCTCTTGGTTCTCCATCAGATCTATCTTTTATGTAAGCTCCAAGTATAACTATTTGATTTTCATAATTTTTCGTTTCATTAGTGCTATAATAAAATGCAATATGATTATGTAAGTGTGAACTTGGACTGTCAATTTTAATTGCTTTAACATCTGGTCTGTAAATTTCTCTTGGACATCTAACAATACCTAAATTTGAATTAGCAGTAATTTCATGATGATCAACTATAACTCTTTTTAATAAAGAACTTGATATTGTGTTTGTAGAACCCCAGACTGGAACTGATAAATCATTAAATAAAATTTCTGCTGGATCACATCCTAAAGCTTTTGCATATTTAATTGCTGCATCTCTAGAAATTTCGAAAGTTCCTTTTAAGTGTCTAAATAAAGTTGATTTATCTACACCTGAAAGAACCTCAAGATCTTTTAAAGACATATCGCTTTGTTTTATTTTTGCATTTAATAAACTTGCTGGACTTTCAACATCATAAATTCCGTATTCATTATTTTTGTATAAACCTAAATTTAGAACACTTTTATTTTTTGATGGTTTATTTAAAGTTTGCATTAATGTTTTGTGATATTCATCGTTAAACTTTGTAGCCAATGCTGGACTAATTCTTGATGCTTCTTTGGCAGCAACTTTTCTTACTTCATCTGTTTTGCCTGATATAACTCTTGTAAATTTATCAAAAGTTCCAACTCCAAGTTTCTTTGATTTTTTTTTGAACCAATATTCAAATTTTACTTCTGCTCGAAGTATTCCATTTACTAATTCAATTTCTATTGTTGGAAGATTTCTATCTGCGGTCCAGCTTGATACTAACTGTCTCTGTGTAATCTTATTTTTAGCTAATAAATCTTTTAGATTGTCTTTTAAATTCATATATAGGCTTTTATATATGTGTGTAATTTTATTTTTACCTAATAAATATTTAAGATTGTCGCTTAAATTCATATATAGGTTTTTATATAAAAGTATCAGTTATGCAACCTTTATATTTAAATATGATACTTTTTTCTTGATTATCTATTTTGCTCGTTTATTGGCTATTTTTGATGGTAAAACAGGTTTATTTTAAAGGTGTTAAGTTCTCAGGATACTCAAATTGGCACCGTCAGCAGCATAATTGCTTGGGTTTTAGTGATATTGACCAGGTTTCGACCTGTAATGCCTGTTTAAAACCGTTATTTTTAGCGGAAACTGTATTCAATAATGGTCAAGGCTGGAATAAGCCTCATAAAGTAACCAAACAACTAGCCGAAATGGCTGGAATACCAGCATATATCGTTTGGTACAAATTGGTTGGAGATATGATGATCCATGTACACGTCAAAAAAATAGCTCCAGATTACAAAGATGGCTATAGCTCAGAACCTCAATTATTAGATCCAGATCATTGGCTTCAGTTCCTGGAGTATCAGCAAGTTAAACATTTTCCAGATTGTCCAAACAAAGAATTATTTAAAAAAAAATTAAAAGAAGATCAGAGAGCTAACAGGAGAAAAGCATTTGCGCCAATTTTATATAAGTGATCCTAAAATATTTGATTTGAAAATGTCATCATTTGATTTCAAATTATATTCTTATCTTTGCAAGAACTATGATCTTAAAAGATTAACTCCGTATGTAAGAATGATTGATTGTGCGGACCACATGATAGTTCCGCTGCCTAAGATCAAAGAAGCTTTACAACGCCTGGCGCTGTTAAGTATAGATTACAAACCGCTTATTACACATAATAATTTTACTTACTTTGAGATGCCAAGATACAAAGCTTTCCTGGAGAGCATAAAGTTCACTAAGAATTATTCCAACAAAGGTTTCAATAAAGTTAAACAAAATATTTATACTTATCAAAATGGAAACTACTGAAGTCTTATTACAAAAAGAAGTTCTAGCTTTATCAAACATTGTTAGTTTGCTAAACGAAGCTGCAAGAACTGAAAGATTTTTATCTGGTCCAAAACCGCCAAGAGCTGCTTCAATGTATAATTTATTGGAAACAACTTATATGCAAGGCGACTGGGCTTACTACGAACGCAAGTTGTTAAAGTTAAGAGCTACTCCAAAACAGATTACCAGGTGGGAGTTTGCGATTGATTGCTTAACAAGTATTGAGCATGACATATCAGAAGATCCTATTCTTGATAGACAAATAATTTGGATGCGATCACAAAGATTTAAATGGACTGAAGTTGCTAAACACTTTGGTTTTACAAGGCATCAGATTAAAAATAGATATGAGAAAGTCCTAAGTAAGTTGTGTAAAAAAATTAAAAATAATAATAAAAAGTATTGCAAACTTAACAGATTACTGTACTTAATTTGATATTCTTAAAATCTTTTTAAAAAAAATATCTCTCCTATAAATAAAATTAAAATATATTAGTAGATTATCTATCTTTGCATTGTACAATCACGCTTCGATAGCTTTTACTTAAAACCGTTCTGGAACGGATTTGGAAAGTATAATTTTTTTTTCTCTTTTTTTTTTAATCCTAAAACCGTATATGGCTGCAAGACACAAATACAGACTGCAATGTCAGACAATTAATAAACAGAATAAACTTCCTTGCAAAGCTTCTGGAATACTAATGAAGAATGGTAACATCCGTTGCAGAATGCACGGAGGCTACAGTAATGGACAAACGACAATAGAAGGTAAGATAAAAGCTTATAAAAACTTACCACAATTTAAGAATTTAGATGACGAAGAAATTAGAACTTACATCACAAATAAGTGATGATATTGAACGAATGCTTATGAATGGTACTCCACTAACTACCATTTGCCAAACCAAAGGTGCGCCAAGCTTATCTAAAGTTTACGACTGGATCCGAACAGACAAAGCATTTGCGGAAAAGATACTGACTGCACGTAAGATAGCAGCTCAGACGTATCTTGATAAAATGATTGAAGAGCTTGAGACTGCAGACAACAAAAGCATTGCAGTAACAAGAGAGAAATTAATTCACTATCGTTGGATGGCAAGTAAGCTTGTTGCAATCTATGGAGATAAACAACAAGTCGAAGTAGATCAGAAGATTGAGATCACTTGGAATAATCCAGAAGATGATATGAAGAATGTTTCAGAGTTGGGTAGCTAGGACACAAACATAGTTCTCGCACACGACATGAGGTTCGAATGATTCTAAATTGCAAGTAGATCTATCGAATATAGGATTAATGGTACCGTATCCGTACAGAATTTTAAATTAATGTTATGTTTATTGGCTAGAGCGTTAGCCTGACATGCAAAAGTGATTTACTTTACAGAGTAAAAATAGTTTTTTTTCTGGTAGCCACACCTCCGAAAAGTGGGTGCGCCTTCTTATACATAAATTACCGATTGATTAAACAGACACAAACAGATGACCAAATATATCAAAGACAAGTTTCGGAATGTAACTGCAATCAGTTTCAAATCGTATGATAACGATCTTATAATAAATTTCTCAGGCTTTGAGGATGAGGAAGATCTCCAGGACTTTTGCGAATTTGTTTTTAACAATATTGGAATGTACTCAAACTTTAATGATAAACCACCAACAGTTCATTAATGAAAATAGAAATTCCGTACACGCCAAGAAAACACCAGGCGTTTATTCATAAAGAATTAGATAAATATCGATACGCAGTCCTTTGCTGCCATAGAAGATTTGGTAAGACTGTTATGGTCCTTAACCATTTAATTCGCAGCGCATTACAAAATAAAAACCATAATCCAAGATTAGCTTATATTGCACCAACTTATAAACAGGCAAAGAGCATCGCTTGGGATTACTTGAAATATTATACAAAAAATATTCCAGGTACGAAATGGAATGAAAGTGAATTGCGTTGCGATTTGATTAATGGTTCTAGAATTACTTTACTCTCTTCTGAGAATTTTGACAGTATCAGAGGTGTATATATGGATATGGTTGCAATCGATGAAACTGCGCAGATCTCTCAAGGTTTGATTGATGAAGTAATCACTCCAGCTCTTAGTGATCGAAAAGGTAAAATGTTTCTAATTGGTACACCAAAAGGAATGAACAATATTTTTTATGACTACTATAATAAAGCTCAAGCGGATGATAACTGGTTTTTATATAAAGCTAAGGCTTCTCAAACAAAGATTGTTGATCAAGAAGAATTAGATGCAGCTCTTGCTGTCATGGGTAGAGCTAAGTATGACCAGGAGTTTGAATGCTCATTTATTGGTAATATTCAAGGTTCTATATATGGCGATATAGTTCAGCAAATAGACGATAATGGTCAAATTGGATCTGTTCCTTATGATCCAGCATATCCAGTATCAACTGCAATAGATCTCGGTTTTAACGATAGTACATCAATAATATTCTTTCAAAAGGTTAATCATTCTATCCATTTGATAGACTATTACGAAAACAACAATCAGGCGCTGCCACATTACGTTCAAATCTTAAAAGAAAAACCGTATGTGTATGAGACGCATTATGCGCCACATGATTTGGACCAAGTTGAGTTCTCTACAGGTAAGACCAGGAGAGAAGTATTTTATCAGCTTGGCATAAAATTTAGGACTGCACCAAGACTATTATTAGAAGATGGTATTCATGCAGTAAAAATGATTTTACCTAGATGTAGGATCGATAGCGATAATTGTAAAAAACTACTTATTGCTCTTAGACACTATCATAGAAAATATAGTGATAAGGATCGAACTTTTAAATCAAAACCTGTTCATGACTTTAGCTCACATCCAATGGATGCGCTTCGATGTTTAGCAACAGGATTAGAAGAAACAAGAATAATTAACAACAAACATTTACAGCAAAAAGCTGAGAGTAACTATGAGGTTATATAATGGGTTCAATATTTAAAGCACCAAAAATGCCAGATCCAGCTCCTATTCAAATGCCAAGTACAGATGATGTACCTGATGTTGAAGATGAAGCTTTAGCAAAAGCGGAAGCTGAGGCTCAAAGAAAAAGAGACAGAAATAGAAAAGGTAGAAGATCAACTATCTTAACTACTGGCTTAAATGAAATTGAAGATGAGAACTTAAGTAAAAAAACTTTACTAGGCTAATGTTTAAAATAATTAAAAAAATTTTTTCAAAAAAACCTAAAGAAGAAAAACCTTTAGTTTTAAAAAAAGAAGCTAAACAAATTAATAATAAAAAAGATACTAGAGATACAAAGTCTAGTTTAACTTTCGGAGTATAATCATGGGTGGACCAGCAGCAATAATTACAAAAGTAATTAAAAAACCAAAACCAAAACCAAAACCAAAATCTATTGAACAGCCAAAAGTAAAATCTCAAATGGATAATAGCGATATTAAATCAAAAGATATTATGGCTGATAAATTAGCAAACAACAGAAGAGGTAGAAGGCGAACAATTATGACTTCAGTAACTGGAGTTGAAGAATACCCAACACTTGATAAAAAAACTTTACTTGGAGGTTAAATGAGCTTGTATAGAAATATTAATAAAAGAAAAAAAGCTGGTACTTCCAGATCTAAAAAGAAATCAACTATCTCAGCTAAAGCATACAGAAATATGAAAGCTGGTTTTCCAAATAGCAAAAAAAATAAAGCTAAAAGAAAAAGAAAAAAATAAATGCAAACACTAGAGCTTCGAAAATTAGCTGCAGAGCTAAAGAATAATCTATCTAGATTAAAAGAAAAAAGATCTACTTGGGAAAGTCATTGGCAAGAAGTTGCTGATTTAATGTTACCAAGAAAAGCTGAGATTACTAAAGAGAGAGCTAGAGGAGACAAGAGATCTACCCAAATCTTTGATGCAACTGGTATTCATTCTTTAGAATTATTAGCTGCTTCACTACATGGAATGCTTACGTC